CAGGCGTGTACAAGACGATTGGATATGGTTAACACAACGTTACTTAAAGATACAGATGGAAATGTCGTTGGGGTGAAATTGAGACCTACCCCAGGGAGCGATGAAGATGCCCTGATTGTTGAATTCATCTTCCCTGAGGGCTCCTCAAACGTGATGGAAATCACTCGACAAGAACTAGTAAGTGCTGCTAAAGCTTCGTCCCCATTCTACCATGTAGAGTCCCGTGTCTGGTTGAATAGTGACCTATTTCCAAGGGCAAAGACAGAGGTGAATGATGGAAGTCCAAAAATCAGAGTGACTCCTTCGATGATAGAATTAGGGCGGCAACAATTTCATATGCATCTTAATAAGCTAATGGTGTCTGCAGACAATGAGAACCTAAGAATCGCAAACGAGTATCGTGAAATAGAGCATTAATGCAACAGAGATTGGACATATATCAAAAAAAAGTTTTCAGAATCAATATGAGCATACTTCCAGGATTACTGTCTAGTTTGACCAATGAAGAATGCGTAGAATTTTTGAAGGATATCTACAGAACAAAGCCATTGAGTGAACAACAGCTGAAGACTAAAATCTCAATTGAATTTGCTAAGGCCCTCAATCAGCTTGAGAAGGACGACACTGATTCTGAGGATTGGTGGAAGATCCTGAAAGATTCAACATCGCAGATCTTAAAGTATCGCATTAATTATGATGGGATGCCTGGACCAACACGTAAGGCGTTTTATGCAATCTCCACGATGGCTATGGATACAAAGAGCATTTCGACCCTCGATAAATTCAGGCGGAATTCTACAGCCATCATGTCCATTTGGTCCTCAACTGATGAGTCAATGATCTTGACCAGGATAGATCAAACTATCCCATTTCTGACTTGCACATTTGCAATGTGGTCTGCGTTTGACCAACTAATGGTGCTAACAAAAAGTAAGAAGTACAAAGACCTAACTCATGAGGTCCTATCTAAACATAAGGTAGAGATACTGGAGACAGGAATAACGGTTGGTTAACTATACAACTGAGGAGCTTTCACCCATAGGTCTGAATCATAAACAAAAAAAACTTTTGGATTCTCTCACAATGAAATATCGCGAAACCTTAACAAACTCATCAGAACGGTGGAAATTTGCAGAAGGGCTGAAGGAACACTTGGCAGCTCCAGAACTCGAGGATGTCAGGGTTAAATTCGAAGTCCCATACATTGCTGATCTACGAGGAAAACCCATCCCGAAAACTTCACATCCTCTTGACCCCAAGAAGATCAGATTGCCAGCTCGACTGAACAACGCACTGATCCCGTATCCACAAAAGCTCAAAGAAATCATCACTCTCAGGAAGACAATCGAAGGGGATGATTTCCATGGGCATCACAAGGGCCAACTAAACACACTCTTCAAAGCAAAGACATTGCTAGAAACCCGATTCCAATTGAAGATCAAGCCGATCAAATTCGATGTCCCGTCACTGAAGAAGCTAGTAAAGTGTCAATATTCAACAAGAACGGAATTGATCAACCTCAGCGCCTTAGAATTCGCGAAAAAAGCAACATGTCATGAACTATCAATTGCAGCCATGGAGGAGATTCGATATCAACCAAATCAGAAGATCAAATCACCTTACCTCTCCTTCTTGGTAGCAATGCAGAGAATGAGAGTATTGCTTTGTACTCATCAGCAAGAATCCCTGCCGGAGAACTACGCAGAAGAAATTGATGCAGCAGATGGAGATGTTACGATTTTCAAAGACGGTACATACACACAAATCTGCATGAACAAGTCATATTCTCATTTCTTAATCGTTTCGGGTAGTCATTTCATGATGTACCATAGCACTGTTGATTATTGGTTCTCAGGGAACTTCTCATATCTCGATTACGCTTTGACGCTGGCTGATACTATCAACAATTTGGAAATCTTATCCTATGATAAATCTTACGGGTGGGCACGTGAATTCTTCTTACTCCTCATCAACTTGGCAGAATCAGAGAGTGATCACAATCAGATTGTGAATTTCATGAAATCTTTCGAAGGATTTATCTTGAACCTCTCCGATTATGATGAATCATTTGCTATGAATTGGGTACCCCTGATGGATGGTGCTTATGATCTATGGGAACTGGATCAAAAGTTCAGTGGCAAGAAATATGCATTTCAATACATACCGGCCCTGCTCCATGACCCACTCATAACTATCCCCAAAGAATCTTACCTCTGCAGATTCATCGTTGTCCTCAAGAAAATGACACGTTCTCAGCTTCAAGAAATATCGGCATTGCACAAATTTGTATTCTACTCAGAAGTAGATGCAGAGGCTGGTGTGAAGAAGTTCCTAAAGAGGGTACACACTCCAAGGGCTGTTGACCGATCTGCAATCAAGAACATCACAAGATTGGCAAAACAAGAATTCACTATCTCATATGCGAAGAAACATAAATGTCTACCGACAATGAGGGGTCCTACACAGAAGATCACTCTCTTGCAGATTCATTTCAACAAACATCAACTCGACAAGGTGAAGGATTTCGCATTGAGTTGGTGGGATGACCTCCAGCCTTGGGCATGCATGGACTCAACTCTTACAGATGATGCTCTTGAGTTCGCGAAAGATAAAGGAGCCCTGAAGTCGAAATTCACTTGCGGCCCAGGAGATAGCAGGAAAGAATTACTTCAGGCCATTGAACTGCCTGATTATGAACTCAAAGATCTTCTTGCAAACGGTCAATTTGATAGACAAGCTCCTGAAGTTTATCGTACTCGTCAATCATCGGAACCAATCAACCATAAGCATCCAGCAAGACTCATCGAGAAAGAAAGAGAACAGAAAGAAGAAGCTCGGTTGTTTGCAAATGGTGAACTTTCAAACAAGCATGCTCTCAGCGTGATCACGACGAAGATGAAGAAGGCATTATCCTATTTTGACGAGCAATTGATGACGCCTTCCGACTCTCAAAGGAAGATACTTCTACACAGAGCAGCACAAACCCTATTACAGAATGATCACTTCTCTATCCTTTTGGATATTGAGGGTCACAACCAGTCTATGCAATCAGAGAACACCAGTGAGTTGTTGGAATTCATGGGCAACATCTTTGGTGAGACAGGGTGGGGGTCTTTGGCAAACTACTTCGGAGCTCTTTTTGTCTATCATTACGATGAGTACCTAGACAATGTCATTGTTAGCAAGGGACAGCATGGGGGCATAGAGGGGTGGATGAATCCTGCTTGGACATTACATACACTGCTCATGATGAAGTTGCTCCGGTACATGACAGATATAGACCTCCCCCAGATCATGGTCTACTCAGATGATGTCAATGCTATCACAAAGATTAGACAAGCAACAGAGATGAGCATGCAAGCAATGTTCTCGAAGATTATGAAACACTGTGAGAAGTTTGGAATGATTGCGAAGTTTAGTCAAACAACGCTATCAAAACACAGAGCAACAATGTTGAGACAGCATTATTCTGAGGGCCACCGGGCTGATTCTACTCTTAAGAGGCTAATGGCAGTCAGCGGTGCCAACAATGCGATGTTGATGTCAGAGGAACTTGAGGTTGCAGGGATATGTTCATCAGCAGCATCAGCTCTGGAATTCAGTAGCCATAGTGAGACATGTTGTTATTTGAAGAACTACAAGTTGGGAATACTGCTAGCAAGATTACCTCAAATGATTCTTTGCAAGCCTCAAGAACAAGGATCTCTGGCATCACTATCACTGCCCACAGGATTAGCAGAAATGCTTTATCATGTGAAAGATGATAGTTCTCTTCTCTCGTCAGGAAATTCAGATCACACAGTTCAGTCCATTATCAATGATGTCACGTGTTATCTTCACCGGAATAAGAAGATCATAAGCGAATCCAGTATCCAAATGGGCATTGATGATTTCTTCAGTTATCCTTTGGCAAGAGAGAGATATGTCGATAGCCCTGACCGTGTATTGTACATGCAGATATATGACGATTTTGTCAAAGATCTCCTATTCTTTTGGATATACACTCCCTGTGCACTTGGGGGTTTGGGAGGCATCCTACACATCGACATGATACTTTCAGGGCACAGTAATGGATTTTCGAAGGCTGTTCATTACCTCCATCAGTGGGTCGTTCACTACAGCAGCGATAGCAAGTACTTTCTCACTTACATGAGCAACATTCTGACAAACTCAACTCCTCCAAGGACAGAAGATGACGAATGGCAGATACTCACAAGCAAATGGCCATCAGAATTCACTATCACTGCTGCTAATACCAGCGTGACCTCATCCATCAAATCAATGGTGGAGAATAAGACAAAGAACAAGAATGTGAAAGCATTGTTGGAGCAAGCTAAGAATGCCATGCCAATTGCAAAGGAAATGGTTGCGATATTCAGGACTAATTTCCATTCAAGGATTGCGCAATTCTACTATGAGAATTCTTCAGTACATTTCCTCGATCTCTTGACGAACAAGATAGAGACGAGTTCGGGCCTGCTGAGTAACATCAGTCGATTGGACAGGCTCAGGCTTTCTTTAGTGAGGAGAACAATCCACAATTTGAGAATAGCTTCGGCACCTCGGAATGAAAAATACGGTCAAATTCTACCAAACACTGATATCATTGACTATCTCATGAGGAGACGGGCAAGAGATTTCCCGACAATATCATTCATCCAAGCAGAAGAGATTCTATATGACAACAAGCTCCGTCAGACTGATGACAGAATGGCAATGGTAACTGTCAGAAAGTGTTCGCCAACCTATTTCAAAGATGGACTCCAGGTTTACAATGACCCAAGGATAGGAGACGAGGTCCTCTATAAGGGAGAATTCTTGGACAAAGAGAGGATGGTCGGAAACAAAGAAGAACTCTTAGCTGCAAAAGTCGTATCTGTGACAAAATGGCTCCTGACGAAGACGAACAATCTCGGATCTTCCGTAGATGTTATGAGCAAGTATGACTGTGTGAAAGCATGTAACATCACTTTGATGACATTAACAGGCCACAAGTTCGCAGACTTAATGCCTTTCTGCCCTGATGAGACAGGAGGTGAGATTCTCCACCGTATACCAAATATGAGATTCAGTTCAAAGACGTACATCAGATCGGAAATGTCCAGAGCTCTAGAATTCGTCGCAGAGTTGTCACAAACTTTTATCAACAATAACAATCTCCTTGACAGCAACATCAACTTTGACTACATACGAATGAGACTGATGTGTGCCATGATCGTGAGAAGCAAGTTTCCCAATTCTAGCAGTATAATTTCGAGATATGAGCTAACAAATTTCGTAGGAATTTGTGATGTCCAATTCGTTTCTCCACAGATGCTTGAGTATGAGTCGGAATTGACTGTCAAACCTTATGCCGAGTTCAGAGGCCACAAGTTCTCTGACTTGAGGTTCAGATTCCTAGCATCCTCTTACTTGTCTATAGAGAATCTGGACGATCTTGCACTCTTTCCTCAGACAGAAGACTCGGATTCGATGAGCAGGTTCGGGTACTCTATCAAGAAGGAGTTAGTCTACAAGTATGCCCGATCTCTGGATAAAGAGTACATGACTGCATCTACCATCTATCCGAGAAAAGAGCTATGGTCGCCAATTTATCAGAAGTTGGCCTCTTTGGACAAGGATTTTGCCAAGTTAACAGATGATGAAAAATTCAAAGAGTCAATCTCATACCTGGAGGCAGAGTTACTTGACAGGAATGAGGTTAAGCTTCTCAGGGCGAATGACAAAGCGGAGCATTTGCTGCAAGTGGATTGTTACCAAACTGTGCTCGAGGACAGGCCTGATGATCAAGTATTCCAAAATCTCATCGACACTTACATGGTCTCACAGAGGAGAGATGTCTCTCATATACCCGTTCCTGTTAGATTGGAGAAGTACAATATGGTATTGGCTAGTCACGACTCTTACAGGTCCACCCTCTGCAAACTCCTTCTATCAGAATTGATCATTACGTTGCATTTCCATTCGCAACTTGAAAATGGTGTGCTCACATTTGCAGTCATACCGAGTCTGAAACAGCTGGAATCATCTGGCGTTGCCACGACTTATCTTCAGTCGATCAATCCTGAATTGTATGCTCAGACACAAATATTGGGATTGCAATACCTGACACAATATCTGAGGACTGAACGCGGAGAATTAGTAGAGTACTTGTATGAGATATCCGGGAAAACGGCCATTACAGATGCATCTGTCCCTGACATATCTCTTTCCGTCGCTCCAATGACAACTCTAGGAAAAGACATTCGTATTCCTGACGCAGCTGAATCAGTCGTATACATACATGAAGAGATAGGAGATAAGGCAATGGAGAGCATTGGAGATATCATTCCCATATGTCATTATGCTGACAAATGTTGCGCATATGGAGCAGACCCGTCAGTGAATGAGAGTCCGACAGGATCAGATACTTTTTGTAGCCAATACGGATTCTTCAAGCTTCTCATGTCTGCCTATGGAATCGATGAAGAGACAGATATATGCGATCTTACAGCAGGCCGGGGTGACGGAAAGTATGCCGGTGAGTCATTAGGGCTGAAACTGACTTCTTACTCAAGACCTGACAATTTCACCGGAACAATGTACCACCCGTCCATTGTCCATGATAAGACATATGATGTCACACAATCGAATACCCTGGAGTTCATCAAGGATTTCGATTTCGTTCATATTGATATCTCCTTCCTTCGAGGTGGCAAGAGTGAACTTGGCGACCTATTGCTCTTCCTTGAAAGCTCAGTCTTACCTTATGCGATTCGGTTGAATTCGATCACACTCAATACATATTCTACTTGCATGAAACAGTTGGAGGTCAGATACAAGCATCACATCGCTTACTCAGTCTCTTCTCGATGGAGGACACCTCAGATATACCTCATTGGAACCCCAGGGATCCCTATGGAGGGCAAAGGGGATGTTCCATTGAAGAAGACGCTAGCATTTCGGTCTATGGCTCTCTCATATTCTGCGCTACTCACCGACCCGTTTGCTCATCAACTACTCCATGTACCTCAAATGAATTCTATAAGCGTCTGTTTGCCGTCTGAGGACAATATTTGTGAATTCTTGGCCTTCGTTTCCGATAAGTCAATTGCTGACGAACGAAGGTACTACACATCACGATTCCTGAACGAGTTTTCTGCCGATTCAACGATTCATATCTCTCCAGATCATCTTCCTCCCCGAGTAATAGATGAAATAGGTAATCTCATCGAGGCTCTGGAAAGTCATACAGACCCAGCTTACAAGCATCTAGGCGAATCAGATATAGGAAGAGTCAAGCCAGATGCAAAGCCATATCTCCTCAGCCATCTAAGGCATCTTCAGCAGAATCACTCACCGAAGAAGAAATTCAATGCCAGTCGAGCCAATCTGAAAATCATCAGTCTGCTCAGGATCTATCACCCAATGCGCGTCATTAGGAGTCTCTGTAACGTCATCATCGGATTGTCTAAAGTTTGTCCTGAGGTAGATGAGTATAATATGGATACTATTCAGGCGTCGATCAGGAATGATAGACCTTATGCGCATCTGAAAGACAGTCCTCACCAGAAAGAAATCATAACGGCAATCAAATTGTTGGTGTTGTCTGTGTATTACGACGAACCTATCCTGGGCCTGATATACTGTGCTTTGATAGCACAGAATCACCCGTCTAAAGCTGGAAGCATGAGGAAGGTCAGATTCAGATACAAGGCTCTATCGGGATACAGAGACTTGATACGAAAGCAAATGCAATCGGGAGCACTAAATGCCACTTCAATATTGGTCATGGCAGACGATCTCTTCTCCAAGCGACCACAACAACTCAAACAAGCAGCCAAGTACTCCACAGGGCCTGTTAAAGATTTAGATGATGGAAAGGTAGGTGAGTCAATCGATTTCGGACTTGACAAGATATTCGATCAATTAGAGGCCTTTGCTCTCTCGAAGAATGATGATATGCTGACATGGCCGACGGGAGAAGACGGGGTGATGGATGTTTTGGAAGACGAGATCGGAACATTCAATGAGATGTCAGACGGGGTTGGGTTCCAGATGAACTTCAATTTGGATGTCATGGGGGCTGTGGAGCAGGCAGTCGACAGGTTGGGGTTGGTATTGAATCCAGTCACTGGGATTTATGAAGGGTTCGATGAGGGGGATGATTATGATGAGGATGAAGATCTATGGTGATTGATCGAATTCGG